AGCGAGGCTAATCTTTTGATTGACCAAGAACTCGAAGGCCGTGGCCGGCAGGTTGCGTTGAAAGACATGATGTCTAACCTCCGCCAGAGAATCGCGCTTGCGAAGGTGAAAGAACAAATGCCGCCTGACCTCCGTAGTAAAGCTACGGCGCAGACGGCATCTAAGATTTCTAACATCGCTCAGGCGGTTGGGTATCAACCACCGCCAGCGGGGAATGTGGAACAGGAGCAGATTATGAGACAGATTTACAGTCAGCTTGGAGCACAACGGTCGCAGGGGAGTATGCGGAGGGCGCAGATGCGGCAGGCTGAGTTGCAGGCCGATCCTGGGGCATTTTATTGAGGTGCTCTAGCTTCTAGTATAGAACCCTCCACTACAGTTCCAACGTCTGTGAAATAGCTGTATTCCGATTCCCACGATTCTTTTTCTTTGTGGTAATGTATAATGCCGATAACCATTTTACCTGACTGATAAAACCGAATCCAGGTGTTAATAGGATACTTGTGCTTCATAATAATGTTACTGTGTTTGCCCTGCGAGATACTGCAAGAATTGTGAATGCGCTGCCGGTGTCGTAACTCCCTTTAGCGTCCCTGCCCCTGGCATACGCCCGGTAACAAGAATCAAATCCCCAATGGAGTCCATCTGTTTTAGGATGGACTCTAATTGTGTCTGCTCGGCTTGATTGAGGAACTGAGCATAGACGCGTTTGAGGGTGACGAAGAACGGTGGGCGGGAAGAAATCTGGTCGATGAAGACTTTGATGCCAGCCATGGTGGATGCGTGGGGATTCTTTCCAACACCAGCAAAGATCATGGAGACATGGCTTTGTGCGCTGTCGATGAGGGATTTTGCGTGGTGGATTTTATCTTCACCAATCACGAGTTCGTCGCTTTCGGAAAGTTGCAAGAGCATAGCAATTTTGATGAGAAAATTGCCGTAAGATTGCATAAAGTTCACCAGCGCGGCGGAGGGTGCTTCCTGCTTTGCGTGGTGGTTCTTGACGTAAGCGTCGCGGTAAGCCGCTTCACCTTTTTCGGAGAACCGGAAGCAGCCAGAGAGGCGTTGGATTTCCTGGCCGCGCTGAATACAGCGTTCTTGGGCACGCTTTTGCTCCGGTGTGAATACGGGGATGGGGACGGGATCACCGTCTTTGTTGGAATAGATGTAAATCGTCCGCCGGGAAAAGCCACCGCTAAGCGAGCCGTCGTTAATCAGCGCTTTAGTGATGTCTGTTGTCATACACCCTAAGAGGTTGATATACGGATATGGCATTTCCACATGCCCGCGAGCAATCGTCGCCGCTTTGAAACTTGGCCGGGGAAGGTATATCTCCGTCAAGACTTGAATCCACGCCATAGGGTCGCCACCCACTGAAACAAGGTTGACGAACTCATCCGACCATAAACAGCACTTAGTATAGTAACAAGCCTTTCCATCTTTGTCAAACACCATCTTGCATGGGGAGTCTTTTCGTGATAGGAAATCAACGAACGCTTCCTTGCTCGACGAGTCTGGAGCGATAGGGATTTTGTATTTATTGGTATTGATTTTTCTGAGGAGGTCACGGGAGATGTCTTTAGCAGTGGATTTTTTAATACCTGGAGGGCCGACGAGGAGGACGTAGAGGTTGGGTTGAATGTTTCCCGCGCCGCCCATGTCCATCCAGAGGTTTGGGCCACAGCAAGCAGCGAGAGCGCAGAGACCAGACCAAAGGTGAAACTCTGGCGGGGCCTCGTTACCAGAGGAGTATTCAGCGTAATCGGTAAGGAAGCTCATGAAATGTGCAGTATAGGGTGCTCTGAGAGAAAGAGTTTTTCTGGCTCACAGAAGCCTAGTGTTTCTTTTCCTTCTGTCGTTTGCATCCAAAGGCGGAGAAGGTCGGCGTCAGGTGCAGCCCCAGTGTGGTCTAGGATGACGCCCTCGATGGAATCGGTTGTGTAAGCGTGAACTAGGTAGGCTTTCATGAAAGGATAGCGAGGATGGTTGGTTTAAGCGGAATTCCGTCGTCTGAGTAGGTTTCAAATTTCACCTTAGCCCATTGGCCTCGCGGATCGTTTTCAATATAGTAATCAAGCTCGTCGTCGGAAAGACCAGAGCCGACATTAAAAACTTGTTTATGATCATCTGTCTCGCAAAGGAGCTGGAAGCCGCGTTCGCCTTTTTTACCCGTGGTCGTGTCAAGGCGGATAATGCGGAACTCCTTGTCAAGCCATTCCTTGCGCTTAAGCAAGCACTTCCACCTGTTCTCTTTGTTACCGCAGTTCTCCTTCAAACCATACATACATCCTAGGCTGCGATACATTAAGCCCTCATACCCGTCTTTAAGATACCGTTTGTAAAGTGGCTCGGTAATATCCATTGACCCACACTTGTGAGTTGGAACGACTTTGATGTGGGTTAGTCCGTGATAGGAAATGATGTCATTGATTGCGGAAAGTTGTCCCGCACGATACTCAAAATCCTTGGTGGCGTGTTCAAGGTCGAGGATGTCGAAGATGTGGTATTCGATTGTTGGGGTAACGGAGGTGGGTTCGTGGCGGTTGACGGCAACAGCTTGGTTAATTTTTTGAAGGGATAGTCCGTGACGATAGAGTTCACCATCTGTGATGAAGTGTGGAAACCGGGCAAAGATAGGTTGGATTTGTGCGTGGAGATGAGCGAGGACTTTGTCGTTCCAAAGATGTTCGTCTCGGGATTGAAAGACAGTGCCGTTACACAGTGCTCGAACACCGTTGAGCTTTGGTTGGACGTAGAAGGGATTGGAGAGCTGATGGCCATATTGTTGGACCTTAAAGGCTAGCATCGGTTTCATCGTCAATGTCACTTCTTTCTAAGTTGGATTCTTCGAGTTCTTGGGATTCGTCAGCGGCATCGATTTCTGCACGTTTGTTTGCGCGGGTGATTTCAAGCCAATAGATGGGGAACTTCATCTCGTGGATGGTGCGCTTGACGGTGCCGGTGGTGATTTTGTGAGTGAGGTTCCAGGAATCGCACCAGTCTGCGAGGGCTTCTTCATCGCCCCAGATGAGGGGAATGTATTTGGACTCGATGATGACTTCGCGGTCGGAGTCGAGATCGGTGAGGACTTGGGCTTTGAGGTTCGGTCGGCGGGGTGGGTTCATGAAAAAAGATTTAGCTCTAGTTGTTCGTTGACGGGTTCCATCCGTGCGATTTCTCTTTCGAGATACCATTTAGCTTTTTGTAAGTCTTGCTTAGTAGCGCCTTTAAGACTAGCGCGCCATATATACTTTACCGCGTTACCTAAATTGAAATTCATATACTCCGTGATTTGGATGCATTCGACTCCACTGGGATGCGCGGTGTAGTGACTTGGGTGATTAACAGGATCGTTTTGTGTGTTCATGTGGTTTAGATTTCTCCCATGCGGTTGTTTTCACCCGTGTGATACCAAGACTGGCCGTAGCCGCCTTCGTATGGGATGATGATGTTTTCGTTAGCTACTCGGATTGGGTTGGAGAAATAGGATTTGATTTTGGCGCAGGCCCATTCGGCAAGCTCGATAGGGAACTGTCCGCAAAGGGCGTCGTGGACAGAGTGGATGGGTTCGATGATGAGGGAGTTGTTGGATCGACGGTTTTCGGGGTCTTGCCAGAGGCGTTGCATGGCAAGGTTGGTGACATAAGTGGTGTTGGCCTGCGGTTCATGAGCGAGAGCGGTGCGTATAGTAGTCCCATCGTCGGGCCTTCCAAAAAACTTTCTAACATGACCTGACGCGCAGGCCAGGGATCGACCGGTTTTGAGTTGTTGTTTGACATAGTCTTGATAGTCGTGAACGCCGTGGTAGCGTTCAAAGTAAAGGGCTTGGATGATTTTGCATTCTTGCGGCGGGACATACATGATGGAGAACTCTTCGCTGTGGGTGAAGTTCTTTTCGAGAAGGTTCTCGGACATTTTATTTGGCTGCATGTCATAATTGGAGCCGTGCTGAACAACTTTGCACACGCCGTAAAGGGCTTCTGGGAGCTGAGTTGTTTTGATGGGGCTTAGCAAAGGGGTGGGACTGACACATGCGGTCAACTGTGGCGTCGCACTCCATGTGACACTTGTTCATCGGCATGCGCAGGTTTGCTTTACCCTTCCGCATGACCATGACAGGCTCGATGGATTTTGTCCAATTCGCGTGGGGTGCGTTGTTCTTGCAGCCGTGCG